CATTCATCAGCGTATTGGTTGTAAGCATCTCAATAATCCACCTCATCCGCAATCCGGCTCAGCACCCGGTCCGCCGCTTTCAGCGCGAGCTCCAGCGCCTTCGCCTTTGTCCAGCTATAGAATTGCCGGCCCTTGACATATCCGGCGGCTGAGGCCCGCGTGACTCCGGCCCGCCCCGCCTGGTTCCACGACCGGCTGCTTCCGGCCGCCGGCCTGCGGGTGCCGTGCCCCCGCTCCAGCCACCGGGTGACCTGCTTTTTGGACACGGGCTTTCCCTTCCAGGTATGCTGCGTTTCCTCCACCCTGGGCTGGGCCGTCCCTTTTCCGGGAGAGAGGGCCGCATAGCCGCCCTTGCTGCCCACCCGCAACTCCTGCCAGGTGCGCACGGTGCCCTTGGCCCCATCGGCCAGCTCCGCCGCGCCGATTTGCGCGTTGAGCTCCCTCTGGACGGCCGCGCCGGCCTCTTCCACTGCCTGCCGCCGTGCGTCCGGCACTGCCTGGAGGAGCTCCTCCCAAAAGCGGTTGAACCGCTCCAGCCGCGCCCGGTCCATGCGCGCCGTGCTGCTCACAGGTCCACCGTCCTTCCGATCTCATACTCGTTTTTAAATGCATCCAGCTCGTGGGGCGCCAGGACCTCCCACAGCGCCCCACGCGCCTCTACGAGCCCGCCGGGCGGGAGGGTGACGGCCTTGGGCGTCACCAGGACCAGCCCCAGCTCGTTAACCGACATGGGCCACTCCTGGCCGTGCCGGACATACTTCTCGGTGAGCACCCCCGGAAAGGTCTGTACCACCGCCTCCCGCTCCGCCATCTGCCGCACCGTGTCCACCTTGACCACCGCCGCGTCCACCTCCAGGTGGTTGCGGCCCATGGGCACGATGGAGGTCAAAAACAGGTGGGTATCGCCCCAGCGGAGGGCGTGGTGGAGGGTGAGGGGCTGACGCCGCACGATCACGGCGGCGTCCCTGGCCCCGATGCCCACCTTGGAAAACAGGTTGGTCTTGCTCTGGAAGGTGATGGAGGCCCAAGCCCGCCGGACGGGCGTCCACTCCCATACGCCGGGCGCGGTCTCCCGCAGCTCCAGCACCTGGGCGGCCTTATTCAGCTTCCCGGCGTCGATGTAATCTGCCATTGCCTCACACCTCCCCACCCCCGGATGTGTCCAAGTTGGACACATCCGGCTCTGTTAGTTTGAGCTGGGTGAGTAGGCGCCGGAAGGCCGGGTTGTCATTGACAATCGTGCCGGTGATCGTGGCCTCCCGCAAGTCGAAGTCCCGTAGCACCATGAAGTTGACGCACAGGTCGTACTGGGCCCGGCGGGGGGTGCCCTCCTCCGGCTCAGACACCCCCGCCTGCTCCAGGTAGCCCACCGCCGCGTCGTACAGCCCCTCCAGGGTGAGCAGTTCCTCTGCGGTTGGCTCCTCGATGCGGCAGTAGGCCAGCAGGCTGGCCCGCCGCGCCTCGCTCAGCGCCACGTCACACCGCCAGCGTCCAGCCGTTGGCCGCAGGCATGTAGAGCCCGGAGGAGGCCGCCGTCACGCCGCAGACCACCTCTGCCGCCGCGTCATGGCGGAGCTTGACGGCCACATACCGCCCATTAAGGGCGCTTACCTTGTACGTCACCACCGCAAGCTGAGGGGCGGTGCCCACGCTGTCGGTGAAGGTGGTCTTGCCGATCTCTTCCGCTCCGTCCCCGCCGCTGTCGCCGGAGGCCAGCAGGGAGACCGTCAGCCCCTTCCCCTTGCCCAGGGCGGCGGCGGACACCAGGAATACAATCTCCTCCACCCCGGACACGTCCACATAGGCGGTCGTCTTGTCGGTGGAGGCCGCCACGCTCTGGGGGGCCAGGACGGTCTGGAACGCCAGTGCTTCCGAAATACGCTTCATGCTTGCTCCTCCTTACTTCCGGTCCGCCAGCGCCACGAAGGGGCTGCGGGTCTTGCTGCTGTTTTTGATGGTCAGGGGCTTGTTGACCTTGGGCGCGCCGTTGCAGCGGTACACCACCCGGAAGCAGTTCTGGTCGGTCAGGAACTCCACGTGGATCGACCAGTCCTGCTTGACGGTGCCCTTGGTGAGCAGGATATACATGTAGGGATCTACCAGAAGTGCATCGCCCCGCACGCCAGGGGAGGCGCAGCTATCTTCGAACAGCACCGGCTTGTTGAGCACCCGCTGGGTGTCGAAGTTGCCCAGGCCGCCCTCGGGGTTCCACAGGAACTTGGCCGCCTCGCCGCTCTGGATGGACAGATAGGGAAGCTGCTCCTCCAGGTCGGGGTGCATCAGCCACACCAGCCGCTCCCGGCCCCTGGGCATGGCCCGGGCCTGCATCTTGATCGCGTTTGCGCCCACGAAGGTACCCGCCTCCTGGCTGGCCTCCTTGGCCACCTCGATCAGCGCCTTGGAGCGGAGCAGGCCCAGGGGCTTGCCCACTCCGTCACCGGAGATCGAGCTCTCGGTGAGCAGCCGGTCGGCCGCCAGGGCGAAGGAGGGACCCGCAAAGCTGGACATGAAGGCGGAGTCGCTCAGCATCTCGTCGGTGCAGTACAGGAAGCCCATCATCTTCTCCAGATCCATCTTCATTTCCCGGAACCGGGGCTTGCTGTCCGCCACCGTGGCCCCCTCGGCGGCCCAATACATCTGAATGCCGCCGAACACACTCTTGCTCACGTCGGTCTCGTCGACCGAGATCCACCGCATGGCGTTGGCCGCGCTGGAGCAGGTGTAGCGGTCCAGCCGGTTGAGCAGGGGGCTCTGCTGCACGGCGCTCTCCAGGATCATCCCGGCGAAGTCGGTCTGGATAACGAAGCCGCCGTCGGCGCCGCTGCCTTCATTGACGCCCAGCACCGCGTTGTTGACCCTCTGGAGGCGCTTGTCCTCCACGTGGTTCTTGCGGAAGTTATAGACGGCCTGGAGCTGCTCGCCCAGGGAAGTGAAGGGCTTGTCCTCTCCCTTGCCCTCGTCCTTGGGCTTGCCGCCGTGAAGCGCGCCGTCGTAGACGGGCTCCGCGCCCTCCTGGCTGGCCTTGGCCAGCGCCTCCAGGCCGGCAATCGAGGTGTTGATCGCCTCCATCTGGGAGGTAAACTCGTTGGCCTCCTCAATCTTGCCCTCATCCACCAGGGCCTGGGCCTGGGTGAGCAACTGGCCCTTCTTGGCCCGCAGCTCGGTGATCTTCTCCATGAAATCCATGCTGTTATCTCCTTTCAGTCCTTAAAATCCAGCAAGCGCCCTGAGCCGCGCCAGGGTGCGCGCCGCCTCGTCCTGCCGGGCCGCCTCGGCCCGCTCGGCCGCCACATGGGCCTGATATTGCTCCCGCATGGCCGCCGTCAGCCGGATACGCCGCCCTGCCGCGGCTACAAAGGCCGCCGGCTCCTCCTCCGGCTCCTGGGCCGCCCCCACAATCTCGTCGATCAGGCCGTACTCCCTGGCCTGGGTGGGGGTGATCCAGATGTCCTTGTCCATGAGGGAGACCAGCTCCTCCCGGGTCTTGCCGCCGCCCCGGGCGGTGTAGACCTCCAGGATGCAGTCCCGGGCGTTGCGCAGGGCCTCGGCCGACCGCCGCATGGCCCGGTAGTCCCCCTCCGCGCCGCCGGCGGGGTTGTGGTAGCACAGCAGGGCCCCCGGCTCGCTCTGGATCACCTGGCAGCCGGTGGCCGCCAGGGTGGCCGCGCTGGCCCCGAAGCCCTGGAACAGCGCGGTGGTCTTGCCGGCATACCGCCGGAGCATGGAGCGGATCTCCAGCCCCACCGCCATGTCGCCGCCGGGCGAGTTGACCAGCAGCGTCACATCCTCGCCGCCGGCCCGCTCCAGGGCGCCGGCGATATCCATGGGCGCCGTGATGTCCCGCCAGCCCCAAAAGCGGAGTACGTCGGCGGAGTCGTTGTCCCACAGCTCGCCTCTCAGGCTGATGTCCATCTATTTCTCTCCTTTCAGCACGGCCTCCAGGGAGGCCAGATTCTTTGTCGCCAGGAATTGCTGGCCCAGTCCGCCGGGGATGGGGGCCTTCTCCTCCATGGCCCGGCACTCGTCCGGGTTGTAAACAGAGGTGCGGATCATCCGCTCGTAAACTTGGCTGCGGGTCAGGTCGTCGCCCCGGAGGAGCACCGCCACATTGCCCCGCATGTACCAGCCCTCCCCGTCCCGCTTGTCCGGCGGGATGGCCTTATAGCCGTCCTCCTGCTCCCACTGCACCACGTAGGGCAGCAGGGTGTCGGTCACGTAGTTCTGCCGCTGCTGGGCGTTGGAGTCGTAGCTCTCCTTGCCCGTCTGGAGCATGTGCTTGGGGATGCCGGTAAACCGGGCGACCTCCTCCGCCGTGAACTGCCGGCTCTCGATATACTGGGCGTCGCTCTGGCTGATGCCCAGCGGGGTGAATTTCATCCCGTGGTCCAGCACCGCCACCGCAAAGGCGTCGTCGGCGGCATAGCCGCGGAACTCGTCCTTGAGTCTCCGGCGTGTCTCCGGCTTGGCGTCGGTATCCACCTCCAGGACGCCGGACAGCCGGGCCCCGTTCTGGTAGAACTTCTTGCCGAAGCGCTGGGCCATGGTATCCATGGCCACTGTCTCCCGTGCCAGATCCAGCAAGCCGCGGCCTCGAATACCGTCATAGGTTTCGAAGAAGAGGAAGGACAGCTCATAGGGGGAGAAGGTGCGCTGCCAGCCGTCCACGTTGTAGTCGTACCAGTAATGCCCGCTCTCCAGGTCCTTGCGGATGGT